GCAATCGACATTCTAGCATAAAATTTTGCCCCTTCCCGCAGCAATTTCTTGCCATACCGGGTGAGGATACCCTTGCGTGGGCAGAAGCTCTCTGGGTCCAATACTACCGGAGTTTGTGTCAACGGTACATATGGGCAGTAGAAGTAGCCCGAATCAAGGTATGTATCGCCCTTGTAGCCCATGAGCAACTGATTGCTTGGGAATAGTGGGTCTTTGTAGAGTCTCCATCTGTTGTTGACAGTGCCAACATATTGAATACCCAATGAGCTTGTGAAAGTCTCGCTTGGAGCAGGTGCGAAGCCTGCTGTGGCTGTCTCGAACATGGATGCTACTTCTGGGCTTGTTACGACCCAGTTAGCCCCACCACGGAGAGTCTTACGGTGAATGACGGCAGATACTTCTACCAACTTCACATATAGAGACTCATACTTTTCCTTAATCGTTTCGCCAAGGCTTGTATTGAAGTCCCAAGCTGTTACTGTACCGGCGTTGTCACGAAGGTCGCCCAATACTTCACGGTCGATTTCAAGGTTGATTTCCTGAGCCAATACTGCTGTGAGTTCAGCTTCTGCGTCCAAGTTGTGCTGGGAACGTAGGTCTTGCTGAGCTTCGTAGCTCCATACGGCCTTCAACTTACGAGTCTTGGCGGTAATATCTTCGCTTTCGACTACGAGGTTGATTTCCGGCAAATCTTGTTGACATTCCATGTTGTGCTCGTAGTTGATTACAACGTGGTTAGCACCCGGCGCTGGATTCGCACCACCTGTCCAAGCCAATACCAACTCACCTGTGTTTAGGTTGAGGCTGGAACCGGTTGCTGTTGCTTTGACCGTTGGTGAACCAACATCACTGAAAGTGAAAGCACCTGCGGAAGAAAGAACGAACGTCTGGATGGCTGTGGAGCCAACGTATACAGTACCAGTTACAGTACCGGCCAGTACAGGCGTGTGTTCAAGCGGAGCATAGTTGGATGATGCGTCTGCGCCATTGTCTACCGAAGTAGATTCGCCTTGAACGAATTGGTGTGTGTACCAAATATCCAAGTTAGCTGTACCGTCAGCCTTTTGCATCAAGCTGTTTGCGTCATCACCGGGGAAACCGCTGTTGTTGTCAGCACCACGGGTTGCGCCCTTGTTGCTGGAATAACGGAAGCGGAGGTAGTAAACCAAACCTGTTGGACCCAACAATGGCTGAACAGATACGATCTTGTTAGCAATAAGTTGTGGGTAGATACGACGGACAAGAGGAATCGAAATTCTCTTGAACTGAGCAATGTCGCTCGTGTCGGTGCTGGCTTCATTTACCAGAAGTTGATTTTCGAGAAGAACTGCTGTGGCAGAGCGGACGTATTTATCTTCGATGTTGTTCAAAAGACCAGTCTTTGCCCAGCGAGTTTCTAACACCTTTGCTTCATTAAGAAATCTAGAATTTGCGTTCATATTTTTTCCTTTTGATAATTAGAATCGCTTATTGTGTCTTTAATCCAGATAGGACCAAAAGTTGATCCATTTCGCTGCTTCCTGTGTTATATTCCGCTATAACTTCGGTATCTTCAGCGACTTGTCCTCTCCCCGTTGCGTTCTTTGCTTTTTCGATTTTTTCTTTCTTTTCTGTAATGACCTTGGCCTTCTTATCTTCGGTTGTGGTCTTTGTAGCTTCTGTAATTACGGCTTCGGCTTGACGCTTCCACTCGTTTAGCTTTGTATTTTCTGTAGAAAGACGGATGTTACGGGCTTCCATAATCTTGAGTTGGCCCTTCATATCTTCCATTTGCTTAGAAGCAGATTCCAATTTCGAGCTTGTTACTATGTTGAAGTCGGCGTCTGTGAGATAGCTAGAAGTTACTTCTACAATCTTGTCCAAAGCAACCTTGTGTTCTGCCATGCGTGGGTCATTCAATACTTCACAACGAGCTTGCTCGTAAATTTCTTGACCCTTGAATTGCAAGAACTGGTCTACTTTGTCAACAATGTAGTCTTTCATCTCTTGAAGTTTCTTGTCGTACTCTTCGTACATCTCAACTTCGAGTTGATTGTTCTTCTCTTTTTCGCCCTTCAACATCTGATAGGCTTCTTCATAGCCTTCTTGAAGTTGTGCGTTATACTCTTCGCCTTGTACCTCAAGACGGTTACGCAAATCAGCAATAATTGCGTATGCTTCTTCGTAACCCTTTTCTGCTGTCTTTTCGGCCACAGCTATTTCATTAGAAAGCTCGGAATAGGCTTCTTCGAGTTTTTCGTTGTACTCTTTTTCGAGAGTAGACTTAGCCTCCCCCAACATCTTTTCAACCGAAGTTGCGACCTCATTGATTTCAGATTCTGGCAATAGCTTCTTTAGTGCTTCTACAATTTTATTATTCATTAGCCTAACCTCGCTTTAATGTTGCTAGTTTGTTGTTCTATGATTCCGCCCAAACAAGCGATAAGAGCTTCTTTATTTATACTTCTACTTTCATTTTTATTAGAAGAATTACTAAAATCATTTGTCTGGATTACATTTTCTTTATGACCTACTACTTTTTCCTGAAAAGCAGCATGTGTGCTTGGGTCGGCTACAGCATCGAACGTAATAAGTTTGTAGCTTTCCCCAATAACAAAGACGCCATTCTCTTCTTTTCCACTCCCTACACCTCGGCTACTAATACCCACTCGAACTCCATCATTAATTAGAGCCTTGAGGATACGGCCTGCTGGTGTGTTCAAAATCTCGCCCTCGCCCATCAGGTTATTTCCTTCCCACCACACATTGGTGACAATGTGAGATGCTTTCTCGAAGTGAATAACACTATCTGTTGGGTGATCTAGTTCACCCACTAGACCACGGGCCTTGATGATTGGCGACAATTTCTTGACGTTCTCATCAAGGATAGAGTAAGGGTAAACTCTGTTGTTTTTATTTTTAGCTTCTGCTTCTTGGAACTTGCCCCTGAATTTCGTTGTCCCCTTATCAGTTGACTCGTTGAGATTCAAGATAAAGCCGCCATCGGAGCAGCAGTCAATGAGTAACATGTCTCTGCCGTTCATTAGGCTCCTTATTTGTCAACAGTTGAGTTAGATTTTCCAGGCACATACGGATTATTCAAATTCGGCCATGTGTCGCTAGACTGCCACCGACTCAAATTATCTTCGTCTTTATCGGCACCCTTTTCGCCATTCATGGTGTAATTCCCGAATGGTTCAGGAACGTAAGGATTCTTCAATGAAGGATAGGTGTTTTCGCCACCGATATTTCCCCATCCATGATTTCTCATTTCGTCATCCAAGTTATTCTTGAAGGATTTGCCGTCACTTACAGGAGCTTCGCTGCCCCAATCGCCATTGAGATTGCTTGCCACTGCATTGTGTTGCTTTGCGGCCCAACTTGTTTTTGGGTGGTCTCCATTCACAGAGTGATGTGGATTATTAGAAACATCCCAATCTCCTTCCATATCATCAACATTGGATTCAAGCAACTCTTGCAAGTAATTTGCAATTTGCTCTGCCACGCCGAGATTTGGTTGAGATTCACGATTTAGAACGGCTTCACAGTCAGACATAAAATCGGCTGTTTCTACCTTTGTTACTTCATCGCCGCTCTCGATAGCGATTTTGTGGATTTCGTGCAAAGCCTTGTAAAGATCAGAGAATACTCTCAAATCGGCATTATCAGATTCATCAAGCTGCTTGAAGAACTTTTCCGCAACAGACTTGAATTCCAAATAAGCGTCTTTGCATTCTTTGCATTCGCTAGTAATGTCGTGTCCAACGCCAGCTACTGTGGCAATCTTCTTAACACGATCTGTATAAGCGTGATGTGCAGTTCTTAGAATGGCTTCGGCCATGAACATGCATGTGTCATCATCGAAATTGGTAACACTAGCCATTGAGAGTGCTTCTGCAATTTGCTGTGCCAATTCGTCTTGTGTTAGATAAAGTACATTCGGCCATCTCGAAACGATTGCTTCGAGTGTTTCTTCTAGGGCAGAATTGTCAGAAATGTTGTTGTAACGTTTCAAATCTGCCATTGCACGAACGAAAACTTGATCTTCATTTATCTTTTTAGAACCGTTACGGAGAAGCTTACATTCGTGATCCAAAGTCTTCCAATTAAAGGAAAGAATCTTGCCTTCATTTCTCTTGGTGAGAGTTGGAATTGCTACGTCAGTAACATTGCCACGGTCGTCTGTGCGTACTGCGGAATTCTTGAATACAGGACCAAATTCCTTGTAATCTAGGTAATCCATTACGTTTTCACACATTATATTCCACTCGTTCATGTTCTTGACTTTACGAACGTATGTACGCCAACGTGGGTTATTGCTGCCACCTAATTTTTTGGCAGCAATTTTTCTCTCCCTAGAAAGCTGAGCTTTCTGGCTGGGGGACATTTTTCTCAGTGACTTTAATCTTGCACGAGTTCTCTTGGCAACTAAACTGCGACTTTGCTTTTTGTGACGAAGCTTCGAAAATTTACCGGTTGGTTTGGAAACAGAGTAACGACGCTTGATGCCTTCACTTACCAATTCACGCTTGACAACCGGAGAATTGAAGTACTCATCGAATAGAGAATTTGCTTTGGCGTCGTTATTTTCCAAAATGGCGTCTACCAATTGGGTTACAATTTCGTGAGCCGCTTTTTTGCCCGATTCTTCCTCAATTACCAGTTCTTCAATGTTTTCAAGAATTACTTGGTCGTTTTCTATCTTGTAAACGGCATGGATAAAAGTGCCATCTAGTGTTTTATATGTTACATCGTTCTCGCTGTAGCAGAATAACTCAACATCAACGTCTAAAGTCTTACTTAGAACGTCTTCTGCTGCTATCAATTCTTCTTCTGCACGAGAGAGCGAGCCTTCTTGAAGTTTGCCGAAGGCTTCAAAACTTATAAGTTTTCTTTTCATATTCGATGAACTCCCTGTATACTGGTTTAACTGTGCTTAGCGAGCCATTCGGTTCGAGCCATAAATATTTACTTTAAATGAACCATTGCTCCATCTATATATTAACTGGCCTGTAATATTTATCAGCCAATTTCGTTAATTGTCCCTGAGCGTTACTAAAAAATTATTTTGTCGCATGTATATAAGTATGCAGAAACGAACAAAAAAGGAGAAAAAAATTGTTGTCATTTAGGCATTACGTCTATTATCGAGAGAATAATTTGGACGGTGACCACGGTTTTACCGGAGGCATTGATCGCAATCCGGTTATTGGTGGCGACATTGCTCCAATCTCCGCAGCCCTCGCAAGAGCGCTATCTACACACAAAAGCAAGACAATCGAACTTTTGCGGCAACTTAACGACGACAAAATTAACGCCATCCTCGATCAGATGAATGCTGACGAACTCAACAAATCTTCATTTAGTAAGTCGCCTGATAAGATGGACGGCGACGTTTTAGCCCCTAATACAGCGGACACCGCTAGTGGCGAAATACCATAATTTTGGCTCACAAGATTACAAGTTTTGTTCTTTTAGTTTTGTTCTTTTAAAGAGGTTTGGTTGTTCTTAACGCTCGCTTCGCTCGCTAAACAACCAAACTTTCTACGAAAGTAGGGGCTTCCTGCTCGCAAAACGGGTGAAGAATCTCAGGGAAGGTGGAGACGACGAAGACTCCTACGAGGAAGACTACTAGCGGTACTTGCCGATGCCGGTCTGATTGGCCACTACATCTTTGATTTCCTCGGCGATGGTCGTAATGTCTCGGCCCATGTTGAGTTTGTGGTAGGACGACACCATAGGAAGAATCTGCTTGTAGTATTTGTCCAGAATGTCCTCGTACTTCAAGTAGTTCTCTTCCTTGTTGTCGGCGAGGTTCAGGTCCATGCCGGTCCCGTAGTAGCTGAGACCCTTCTCTTTAATTATGCGACTAAAGGCTAGGTGAATAGGCAACGTGCAATGGAAGAGAATATCTGGTTCCCGAAAATCCTTGTAGATTTCGTTCATGATTTGCACGTCCACACCACGGGCCTTATCCCGCACCATTGATGTGTAGATATACCTGTCGGCCACAACGATCTTGTTTTCCATCAGGCCGGGTACG